GCCTGTGGCTGAAACTTGTCCAGCAGTCCTAAGGTTGCCGCCAGTGATGTTACCTGTGGCGCTGATTAAACCAGTTACAAAACCACCTGTGTTGGCCCATACAGCAACGTTTGATCCGCCAATTCCGATAGTAATATTACTGTTGGCAATTGCTCTTACATTACTGGTTCCGTTGACAATGGCTGATCCACCGGACACAGTGATATTGGTCAATTGACTACCATCACCGATGATATAAGCTCCAGTAACGTTGCCTGTGGCTGAAACTTGCCCTGTGGTTCTAATGTTACCGCCAGAGACATTGCCTGTGGCACTCATTATGCCACTGGTCAATAGATTTCCACCAGTTAAGTTACCGGCAAATGTTTGAGTGGTGGCTACAAAGTTTCCAACAATGTTGCCGTCCACATAAAGATTACCAGCAACGCCAACACCGCCAGCAACTACCAGCGCACCTGAGGTAATGCTGATACTAGGCTCGGTGCTGGCAATTGTCACAGGATTGGTGTAATCACTCAATGGGCGATTTAAATCCTGAATTGTGATAGTGGCGCCTGAGTCAGATGTTGTAAACCCAAATTGATAAGTGCCTGCTTCGGCAAAAGTAATAGTACCACTGGCATAGCCCTGAATGCCGTCTGTGCCTAGCGTTACGTAAGGGCTAAGAGCCATGGTACGGCCAACAGCATCAACAATGACCTGTACTCGTATGCTGCTAAAACTACCTGAAGGCGCAAAGTTACTAAAGCCTAAGTTAATGTTGCCTGTGGTTGCAATACGCTGATAATGTCCTTGACTATAATCTAATATAATTGGGCCCGAAGTGGTTGCAATGTTCACTGAATCAGCACTAAAATTACGTATCTTAGCGCCAATCAAAGGCGCACCCAACATGTTGTTTTGTGTACTCAGAGAAGATCCATTGTCCAAGGCAGCGTTTAAAATTGATTTGGTTTGAAGCTCTGTGATTTCTTCTGCGGCATATTCAAAATTAGTTTTAGTGCCGGCGAAATTATCTCTGAATCCTTGGGTATTGTTGGGCTGGGCAGCCACAGGATATTGATCATTGATTGCTGTTGGGTTGATCTGACTGGTCATAAGTTTTCCTTTGCGATACGCATTTAGATATTTATTAGAACTGGAAACCCGCTAAATAATCCAAAGGTCCTAAACAATGCAGAAAAAAACTCGCAGCATCTTAGAAGAATTAGATGGCTTGTACGACAAAAAATATGCTCAGCGCGATCGTCGCTTGATCATTGAAAATCGTGCCAGCAACGTGATCGCTTCTGCTATTCGCTTAGTAGAACAAATAGAAGCTGAGTTTCCTGCTGACCAAGCAGAAAATCTCACAAGAAAATTGTTAAATGCAATAAGAACAAAAGATGCTGGCAAATTCAATCGCAGCGTAAGGAAAACAGATGCAAATCTTTGAAATAACTCAGCCAAAAAGAGTTAACGAAATTGTTGGTGCACTAGCCAGTGGCATTGCCAAGGCTGGATTCAACAAGTTTGTACAGAGCCAAACCGGTAGCCCTGCTTTTGATCCAGCTGGCTCTGGCGCCAATTCTAGGATGGCAGCCTTCAAGGCCAATCAAGCACTGGTAGGGCCACTGGCCACACAACTACAAGCTGCTTGGGCTCAAGCTGTGCAAGAGTTCATGAGCAGGACCAAGGATGCAGCTGGTAATCCAACTACCAATCTCAGTGCAATGAGCCCAGCCAGCTTTAACGCAATCAAACCGCAGCTGGTGACTTTGGTCAACAATTCCATTGGGCCCAACGCAGATTATGCTGGCTTGCCTAATTCAGTAGGCGATGACCCCACAGTTAAAGGGGCTGCCGATGCAGCAAAAGAAGCCATTGACAAAGGCATTGACGCTGTAATGAACGCCACAGTCAAGCCTGGCAACAACACCCCACAACTGGCTGCTGCCTGGACTGACATTGTTCGAGATGGCATTGCTCCTGCTAAACAGATTTCACAGTTTGATCCCCGTAGCAGTGGCGGCCAAACACAACAAAAAGGGCAGATAAAACTCACGCAAGACACACGTGGAAATTGGCTGGTAAATGGACAACCCTTTAATGCCAAAGATCCTGTGCATGCTCAAGCCATGCAGAGTTTACAACAGCAGGCAGGTGGCAAGCCATGAAGTTATTGAAAACTTTGTTGGAAGGTGGTAACGTATTCAAGAGCAAAGACGGTGAGCCGCTGACACAACGCATCAACCAAGCTGACGTACCTGCAACCATTGCCTGGGTTGAACAAGTCACAGGTTTAAAGTTTCCTGAAGAACGTCAACTAGGATCAACCGGGCGCAAGCCTACTTCGGGCGATCTCGACCTTGGTGTGGATGCCAACAAAATTACCAAGGATCAACTTGCTGCCACGCTCACACAGTTTGTGCAAAGTCAAGGACAAGATCCTCGCGAATATGTTCGCAAGGCAGGAGAAGTGCATTTTCGAACTCCCATTGCTGGTGATCCAGATCGTGGTTTTGTTCAAACAGATTTTATGTTCTTCCCCGACTTGGATTGGGGACAGTTCTACTACGGTGGCGCAGACAATACCGAATACAAAGGCATGAACCGTGCTGTGCTATGGTCCAGCATGGCCAAACATCATGGACTCAAAGTAGGCAGTAACGGCGTACTCAATCGAACAACCAATGAAGTGATCAGCACAAATCCTGATCAATTTGCTCAATGGGTTCTAGGGCGAGGTTACAACAGAAACAATCTCAAGAGTGTGGAAAGCATTTACGCTGCCTTGGCCAACAACCCCGACAGTGATGCTATGCTTCGAGATTTCCGCGACTATTTGGCCAAACAAGGTCTCAAAGAACCTCAAACATCTGTGCGGGAAAGCGATGCTGGATTCCTGGGACGCCTGCGGGATCGTATTGTAAATCAAGGCATGCAACCCATACTGGAAGCTGAACAGGCCAGTGTAGGTGGCCGTGCCAAGGGCATTGAACATCTTGAAGACTGGGTATTTCGAGAAGGCACAGCTGGCATTCAGCGAGCACTAGAAATTGTCAAGCATGCCACTGAATCACCTGCAAAAACCACCACTGCCAAATGGGACGGTATGCCTGCTATAATCTGGGGTCGTAAACCCTCCACAGGCGAGTTTGTGTTAACTGACGGATCAGGATTTGAAGCCAAGGGCTACGATGGCCTTGCTACTAGTCCTCAAATGATGGCACAGATTCAAAACACCAGAAAAGGCGATCGCACTGGCATTATTAACTTGTACACAAAGTTGTTCCCTGTACTAGAAGCTAGTTTACCTCCCAACTTCCGTGGCTATGTCAAAGGTGATTTGCTGTACGCAAACACACCCCCAGAAATCGCAGGCAATTATGTGTTTCAACCTAACACTATTGAGTATAAAATTCCAGCTCGAAGTAACTTAGGGCAACGCATTGGAAACAGTGATATTGGTATCGCTGTACATAGCATGTACTCGGATGCAGGAGATGCACGTCAGCCTCTCAAAGGTGTAGCATTTAACGAAGTTCCGGGCTTGATGTTAGAGCGTCCTGCGACGCCCTCGGCACTGTCTGCGGAACCTGCCAAAGTAAAACAACTCAAACAGTTGATTCGCACAGATGGTGCTGCCATCTCTACTCTGTTTAATCCTACAGAACTACGAGCACACCGGATCACTGACCTTGCCAAGTTATGTGTGGACTATATCAACACCAAGGTTGGTACTCCATTGAATCCTAATACACTATTGCCCGAGTTCGGCGAATGGTTGCAACGCAAAGTAACACCCAGTAAGTTCCGCAACATTGTAGAATACTTAGAAAGTCCTAGCTCAAATACACCTGCATTGGCAGCGGCATTTACTGCATTCTTATTGTTGCACGATTTAAAGATGGACATCTTGCGTCAAGCAGATCTAGAGCATCCCGGGCAAGAAGGCTGGGTAATGGCCACTCCTGCAGGCTATGCTAAGGCAGTAAATCGCTTTGATCCCAATGCTTTTGCTGCTCAAAATCGACAGAGAAATAACCCTCAAGGTGCTTGATTTTTGCCAAAAGGCTAAATAAAAGCAGGTCCACCGAGACCACAAACTTAAAGGAAAATTAAAATGGCTTATATTACCCCTGTAAATGGTGACGTACAACCAGTATTTGCACTTGACGTACAAAACGGTCCTGTAGCTGCTTCTGCATCTACCGCTGCTACTCCAGTTCAACCTGCTGGTCCTAAACTGGACTTCTTCCGCGCTGTTGCTAACACTACTGTTGTGTCACAACAAGGCGTGCAAGAGTATGTTGCTAACGTTATCAACGCTATCCAACAAACTGCTACAATCGCTATGTATCAAGTTGACGGTACAGTATTGAGCTTCGCTACATACCCAACCGGCGCTTTTGCTAATGCTACAACTAACACCAGCGCCGCTGTGTTCTTGGCTGCTGCTAACATTACCTACACAGGTTATCAGTTAGATAGCTGCACAAGCGTTGGCTTCAAGCTATCGACCTAATCAATCACTGATTAACAACAAAACCCAGGTTAGAAATATCCTGGGTTTTTTGTTGGCCGTTAAATACCTGTAGAATGAAAATATTATGTAAGACCTTGTTTGATTGCAGTCCAACAGGTGTCACTGGTCATTATAGAACTTCTAGCATGCCGTTTAAAGACAAGGCGGGTCAACCAGTGACTGATCAAGCGTCTTGGAATTTCAGCCGTAATCAACAACGTAACTGGGAAACTATCAATCAATTGATAAGTTTGCGAACACAGCCAGTTGACATTGCACCAGCACAGTGCAACAATGGTGTTTGGCATTTTGAGTTTGAAGTTGATCAGCCCTTGGTCTATAGTTTAAGTGGACAGGAAAACGATTTTGATTCGTTGATCAATGAGTGTGACAATGTGCCAATGATCACAGGACTCAAAGAAACCAAGACGTCTAACACAGTGTTGATAACTTCAGGACCTGATACAAACATTTGGTTTGAGCCCATAAATAAAGCATTGGACGGACCATATGCCTGATACCACTGACATTGAAAAGAAAAGTCTAGAAGCGCACGTTGAACTGTGCGCTGAACGTTACCGTTTGCTAGAAACCAAACTGGAAACTCTAGACGAAAAGATTGAGAATTTATCTCAGTCTGTTGAGGCTATCAAAAATGCCATACATGAGATGTCAGAAAAAAGAAACAATCAGCTCATTGGTTGGGGCATAGGTATCATCGGTGCATTGACTGCTACTGTGGCCTGGTTAATCACAACTTATGTAATAGTATGAATCGTACACAAAAGCTAGAAAAGTTTGCTGATCGTGAAATCAAACAGTTGCAAGACAAACTGATTGTACCTGACGGTTCAGGCGGCTACACAGCTTTTGGCAAATACAGAATCATACCTAAAAAAGAACATGTTGTTGTTCAAGTCAAAAACAACGAAACTGTAGTTTTTGGCAGCAAACGTGTGGCTATGAGTTGGTGCGTAGCGGATCGACTACAAAGATATGCACTAGCCCGTAACATACAAATATTGGACAACAAACGTCAGAGTTTGGCAGCGGATATTCACTGCCGACAACAACTAGCTAATCATAGCCGAAACGCAGACTTTGCAGAGTCTGTAAACACCAAGATTCAACGCAAAATTGATTACTTCAATATGCTAGATTCTGAATTAGAAAAATGTTTAAATTCGGCTAAATATTGGCAACTAAAAGGATTTGCAAATGAAACTGCACGAACTGGCCGCACCACAGCCAACAAAACAAATTGCTAAAGTATTCGAAAGTTATTTTGGCTCTACCATTCAGTTTGACAACCTAAACCGTCGTCAAACACAGCATCTACTGACTCGTGTTCGTGGGCTGCTAGCTGAACATCGTTCGGGCACCGCTCGTCATCACAGTGAGAAAAATCCTGGATATCTCAAGCTGGTCATGCTTGAGCAGGCTTTGGTAGCACAGCAACAAACACAAACAACTCCAGCGCCGGCAACAGGAACAACGCCAGGAGCCGCACAAAAACCTGCGGTGCAAGGTGCTATTGCTAAAGATCCTAAGTTGGCAGCAGCTCTTAAGAAGAGTCAAGCTGGCCAAACATTGAATCCTGAAGAACAAAAGTTAGTGGCCGGTGCTGCAATGATGCAGGCCGAAAGCCGTTTCCGCAAAATGGCACGCCGTTTGAACGAAAGCGAAATTCAACAGGCTCAAGTTGTGTTGGCTGCTCAAGACATGGTCGACAAGATGCAAAGCATGGTCGAAGATGTAAGCGAACTACAGTTCAAAGAACTACCAGCTCTGGTTGACTCGATCAAGAATCAAGTTGGCATAGACCAAGCCACACAGTTTAATCAAGATGCCACAGCCGCTCTCACAGGTCTGTTGCAGAACATCCAAGGTGCCAAGCAACAGCTTGATTCTGCCCTTGGTGTTGTAACTGGCCAACCTGCTGCTATGCCACCAGCCGGTGCTGATATGGCCGCTGCTGGTGCTGACATGGGCGCTGCCGCAGGAGACATGGCTGCCGCTGCTGGTGCTGACATGGGCGCCGAAATGCCTGTAGATCCTGCCATGGCTGAACCAGGTATGGAACCTGCACCAGCTGCGCTGGGCCGAGCCAAACGATAATGCGACTTAGAGAGTTTGCCGGTGCTGAGGCCAGCACACCGCGACCAGATGAATTATTGGGTCTGGTACAGTTCCTGGCCGGTCGTGCCAGGGACACCAACTCTCGTGGACAAATCAGCAAAGACGCTTTTATTAGCTTGGCACAAAGTTTAGACATTAACATAACTCCTTATAACATAGAAGAAATTGTTGGACAGCCTCCATTGAGTTCAGTACTAGAACCAATGCAGCCCAATTCTGATGAAATTATATTCAAAGGCGCTGGACAACCTGAACCTGTTACAATGCCTGTAAACAAGGCACAGGACATTGTGGCCAGTGCGGCCAAATCGGCAATGAATCGAGACCGCAGCGTCTAATCAAATTGGTCAACTAACGTTGACACAAAATGTTAAATAGTGTATAGTATGTACACTAACTTCTGGAGAACTGTATGACCCGTTTGGCAATTTTGTTTACTCTATTTGCAGCCGCTGCCCCATTGGCCATGGCCCAATACAACAGTTATGGTACCGCAGAAATTGTGCGTGTTGAACCACGCATGATCACTACATATCAACAACAATGCCGCGAGATTGCTGTGCAAACTCCATACTCATCGGGCAATGCCGCAGGTGGTGTGTTGGGAGCCATTGCTGGTGCCGCAATTGGCAACCAGATTGGCGGCGGCTCTGGACGCGATATAGCCACTGTGGTAGGCGGGGTAGTAGGGTATCAAGCCGGTCGTGGAGACTCTCATCCTGGCGGAATCAGTCACCGAACTGTGTGTGAGTCTGTACCTGTTGTGACACAACGAGGCGAAACAGTGACTTTTAGATATCGTGGTAGATTGTTTAGCCAAACTTTTGATTGATCAGAATTCTATATGGCATATTCCAATCAAGTTGTAGACCATTACGAAAATCCACGCAATGTGGGATCGTTTGACAAGAGCGACGAAGACGTAGGTACTGGCATGGTAGGAGCACCTGCCTGCGGTGATGTGATGAAGTTACAAATAAAAGTAAAAGACGGAGTAATCACAGATGCAAGATTTAAAACGTATGGTTGTGGCTCAGCGATTGCGTCGAGTTCGCTGGTTACTGAATGGGTCAAAGGACGCACACTTGACGAAGCGGCAGCGATTAAAAATAGCGAGATTGCTGATGAGCTTGCCCTCCCCCCTGTTAAAATTCACTGTTCAATACTTGCAGAAGATGCCATCAAAGCGGCAGTAGAAAACTACAAACAACGAGCACAGGCCAAACTGGCTTGATAAGTATGGGATGCAATATGAAATCAATCATTTGCATCTAGAGTTAAGCTCACTTTGTAACGCTAGATGCTCTTTCTGTCCTAGAAATTTTTTAGGATATCCTTATAACATGGGATACACTGAGACCAATCTCAGCCTTGAAGATTTTAAAAAAATATTTTCGCTGACCCGACTCAGTAGGGTTCACATTGCTATCATCAATGGTAACTTTGGCGACGCAATAATGAATCCAGAAACCCTGGATATCATTGCCTACATGAGACAGGCCAACCCGGACATGAGCATAAGAGTGCACACCAACGGTGGCGCCCGAGACAAAGAATTCTGGAGAGGATTGGCCAAGCTCAGAGTATTTGGTATATTTGGCATTGATGGTCTGTCAGACACTCACAGTTTATATCGTCAAGACACTGTGTTTGAAAACGTGATACGCAATGCTAAAACTTTTATTGATGCAGGCGGTCAGGCAATATGGATGGCCAATGTGTTTGATCACAATCGACCACAATTACCTGAAATGTATCAAATGGCCAAGGACCTAGGATTTATGTGGCTAGAAGAACGCGAAACAGATCGAAACAACGGTCCCAGTTACGATCGCAAAGGAAACAAAATTTTTTCAATACGAACTGACTGGCAATATCCTGACCAAGTCAACGATCAATTTATACAAGATCAAATTGTCAAAGTGGTTACTGAAATGCCAAAATACACAGACAGCAAAAAAGTGAACATTGACTGTTGGGCTGTGCGTGAACGCAGTGTTTATGTGGCATCTGATGGATATGTGTATCCCTGTTGTTGGACAGGGCACAACCCTCAACAGTATCACAACCATAATGCTCTACAGGTCTGGAACACAGAATTACGTGAGTATGTACATGGCAACCATGGCCCTACAGTGGGGGTAGAGTCGGCTATTGCCTGGTTTGACCGCTTGGTTGAATCTTGGAATACTGACAAGCAACCGACAGTGTGCAAAAGATGGTGTACAAAAGATGATAACAATAACTCCCTTAGCTGCTCGTAAGATACAACAAACATTGAACCGAAGAGGACACGGAGTTGGTGTTCGGATTGGTGTAAAAACCACTGGGTGCTCAGGACTGGCCTATGTGCTAGAGTATGTGGATTCTCCAGCGCCTGAAGATCAGTGTGTTGAATGTCTTGACTGCAAAGTTTTTATAGATCCAAAAAGTTGTGCTTATGTACAAGGCACAGAAATTGATTTTGTGCGCAACGGACTGAACGAAGGATTTGAATTTCGAAATCCCAATGAGCGTGACCGCTGCGGTTGTGGGGAAAGTTTTAGGGTATGAGTGATATCATTCAACAGGCCTTGCACAAACGCATGGCCTGGGCGCAAGAACATCCTGCACTGTGCCCAGCACCCTATGTCACACTTGACATTCGTCACAGCGAGTTTTCAAAAAATCAAATATTTCAGACCTGCTGTTGCAATCTAGATGCGGCATTGTTTGTGCCCAGCAAAGGTTCAGATCCTTTTGTTGAAATTAAGCAACAACAAGCACAGGGTCAATGGCCCGATGCTTGCAGGCACTGTCTTAAAGAAGAAACCAATGGTGGACAAAGTGAACGACTGCGCAGCTTTGTTGAAATGCCGCAGGATCGGCTGGGACATTTTATCAAGAGCAAACAGGTAGCAGAGTTCGAAGTTAGAATCAAATTCAGTAATTTGTGTAATCTCAGTTGTCGTAGTTGTAGTCCTTTTGAAAGCAGTACCTTTGCTAGAATTACCAACAACGTAGTCAATGAATTTTTTGAAACTGACATCAGCGACAGCGAGCAGCATTGGGATTTTATAACCAATGCTATCATGCAAAAACACAACAGGTATCAACATTTTTTTGTGCATTTCATTGGTGGCGAAACACTGATTCAGCCGGGCATGACCAAGTTATTGAGTTGGATGTGCGAGCAAGGCATCGCTGAAAAAATCAATCTCAGACTGACTACTGCCATGACAGTGAACCCCAGAGATGAACTAATGGAATTGTTAAGCCGTTTCAAAAGTGTGGATATTCTGCTCAGCATAGACTCGGTGGGAGAAAACTACAGCTACATTCGTTGGCCTGCACGATTTGAAAAAATTGAACGAAATCTAGATACCTTGATCAGTTACAAAAATCAAATGACCATTGTAAAGGGTCGCAAGGTAATGCGTCCCATTTGGAAATGTGCAGTGAGTCCTGTGTTTAGTCTCAACAACATATTCTACATTGATGACTGGTTGAATTACTGGTGCAACTGGTACGAACAGCGTGGTTTTGTATTTCATAATTATGCTGCCAATTTAGTAGATCAGACTGAACATCTTGATGTACAGGCCCTGCCACAACGGTATAGACCTGAATTGGCCAAAAAGCTACAACAGTGTTTAGATCATAGAATTTTCAAACAATGGCCAGATCAAATGCGCGGCATTTATAATTTTATTGTGACTACCATTGGCGAACTAGATACAGCACCTGACAATGATCAACTCTGGAAAAAATATCTTAATCATACCGCATATTTTGATCAAAAAACAAAAATGGACTTTACAAAGTACAATCAAAGATTGTATAATGTACTAAATGAATCTGATCAAGAACAGTTTGCAACAATTTGCAATAAAATTGACACAGGCGTTAGTTTACACCAATCCATGATTTTTGTTCCCAATGTACAATCCTAAATTTGACTACAAACCCATTCCACGAGTCGTTGTTGAAGGCAAACGTTTTTATGCCACACCAGATGGCAAAAATCTGCCCTCAGTGACCACCATACTAGACAAAACCAAGTCTGAAGAAAAGAAACAAATTCTAGAGCGTTGGCGTAAAAGTGTAGGCTACGAAAAGGCACAGCAAATTACCACCGAAGCTGCCAACCGTGGCACACGCATGCACACCTATCTAGAAAAGTACATCAAAGACGGTGCCATGCCTCCGCGTGGATCAAATCCCTTTAGTTGGCCCAGTCATGTCATGGCCGAAGAAGTTGTCAACAAAGGATTGATAAATGTTAATGAATTTTGGGGCATTGAAGTTCCGTTGTATTTCCCGGGAATTTACGCAGGTACCACAGACGGTGCAGGTATACATCTAAATGACGAAAGTATTTTAGACTACAAACAGACCAACAAGCCCAAACGGCGAGAATGGATTGAAGATTATTTCATGCAGTTGGCAGCCTATGCAGAAGCGCACAACGAACTACATGGTACACGTATCAAAAAAGGCGTAGTTTTAATGTGCGTCAAACCAGATCTTGACAAGGACCACAACATTGTGGGAAAACCGCAGTATCAAGAGTTTGTGTTAGAAGGCGCAGAATTTGAAAAATATCGTTCAGAATGGTGGCGCAGAGTTGAACAGTACTATTTGCTAAATATGTGATAGATCAAGGATTATCACTGTGGCTATTTTACAGATTTCACGCATTACCCAACGCAAGGGCATATTAGATGACCTTCCCCAGCCGCTAGCCGGCGCTGAATTTGGCTGGGCAGTAGATCAGCGCAGACTTTTCATCGGCAACGGAGAATTAGCCGAAGGTGCTCCAGTAGTAGGCAACACTGAAATCCTCACAGAATTTTCAGACGTATTAGCGTTGAGCGGTGCTTACACCTACAGTGGTCTAGAAGCCACAGGTTATGCAGTACAAACAGGTGCTACTTCAGGTAGTCCTGTAACTCAGAGTCTACAGAATTGGTTGGATCAGTTTGCCAGTGTCAAAGATTTTGGTGCCACAGGCGATGGTGTAACTGATGACACAGCGGCAATCAATCGTGCACTGTTTCAGTTGTATTGCCGACAAAACAACCCTCAAATTCGTCGCAGTTTGTTTTTCCCAGCTGGCACTTATTTGATCACTGACACAATTTTAATACCCCCGCATGCCAGACTATATGGCGAAGGATCAGACTCTAGTATTATTTTGTTTCAGTCTAATCCTTGGGTTTCTTTCACCCCTTATGCCCAAGGAGTACTGGTCTATTATGCCACCAACGATCGTTACTATCGCTCGCTGAGTGCTGTACCTGTTGAGGACAGCATTGGTGCTGCTATTCTGCCAACAAATACCACTTACTGGGTAGAAGAAGATTTGCCCGAGTATGTGGTACGTACCGCTGACAGTTTGCAACAGACTGGCAGCAATATTCTCAGCAACAGCGCCACACGTCCTGAAAATGTAGAAGTACAAAGTATGGCCTGGAAAACAGTCAACTTTGGCAATGACTCTGCTCGCAGTCATAACATTTTGTTGGTAGAAAGAGCTGAACAAATCAGTTTCAAAGAGTGTACGTTTGATGGACCGTTTACCACCAACGATGGCAACACCACCTTTGATGACTTGTCGGCAGTGAAATTTGCCAGCACCTCGGCGTTGATAACTCGTCAGGTGATTTTTGATGACTGCAAGTTTTCAGGCTGTACCTATGGTTTCAACACAGACCAACAGGTACAGGCAGTGACAGTGAGCAACAGCTATTTTGATTCACTTACTCAGGGCATTGTTCTAGGTAGCTTGACTCCAGTAGACGGCGGTCCTATTGGATTTAGAATTCTGAATAACATATTTGACAATGTCTATGCTGAAGGCATTGTGATTCAAGGAGTCAAACTCAATGCCACTGGTTACAACACATTTTTAAACGTTGGTAATCACATCAACACAGTTGCACAAACTCCTGTAATAGACATTGATGCCAACAACAATATCAGCGTCGGTGACATGTTCGAGCGCACCACGTCAGAAAGTGCTACATATCCACGTATTGCATTAAACGATTCAACCAGCATTGCGTTGGGCATGAACATACGTGGGGTTTCTTTTACAGTAAGTGGAGTCAGTGACGATACTATAGCCACTGAGATGCAGCTAGGTAAGTACACCCGCACCACAGGTGTACACTCTATCATCAGCGACAACAATTCAGGTCCGTTGTTTTTGATAGACACCGCGGTGTTTAAGGCATTCAAGATGGATTATACTATCATTCGTGGAACCACAGTACGCACCGGAACGCTGACCGCAGTCAGCGCGGCCACTGGGTCATTCTCTTACACCGACAGCTATACAGAAAACGCATCTACTGGTGTTACATTAACCGCCACTGAAGCTGCTCCAGGCGGAGATATCACAGTGGCGTATAGCTCATCTTCCACCGGTTCTGCCGGTACTATAGACTACAGTATCACTCATTTAGCCTAATGTGGCCACGCACCTTTGCGGACCGACTTGAAAGTTGGTCCAATCTTCGCCGACAGTGTTTGGTATTAGAGCCTGAATTGGCTCTGCAGACCATCAATGCATGGTGGTTTGACACACCTTGGACTCCTTATCATTTACACTGGGATGAACGAAATAGTTGGCCTGACCCATGGCAGTTATTGGATGACAACATTTACTGTGGACTTGCTCGCGGGCTAGGAATCATGTATACTATAGTTCTGTTAGATCGCGCAGACATGCAAGACGCTGAAATGATCGAAATGGGTAGTGACAATTTAGTCCTATTTGACCAAGGAAAATATATATTGAATTGGGATCGAGATCAAATCGTAAATATCAACCTGAGTTCCAAAAAAACTCAACACTGCATCAGTCAGCAACAAATAAAAATAGAAATAAAGTAACATATAATGAAAAACATTACCGTCGTTAAACGTAGTGGCCAGCGTGAGCCCTTGGCCTTGGAAAAGTGGCAAACGCAGATTGCTAAAATATGCTCGGGCATTGCTGACGTAAGTCAAAGCATGGTAGAGATTAAAGCTCAGTTGCATTTTTATGATGGTATTACCACCAAAGAAATTGACGAGATTACCTTACGTGCTATTGTGGATCTCATTGACGTAGAATCCAATCCAGATGTAGGGCACACCAATTACCAATATGTAGCAGGGAAACAACGTCTCAGTATGTTGCGCAAAGACGTTTACGGCAGCTACGAGCCTCCCCACTTGTATGAGATTGTGAAGCGTAATGTGGCCACAGGCCTGTACACTCCCGAGCTCCTAGAATGGTACGATGAGGCCGATTGGAGCCGTATGAATGACATGATTGATCATGTCAAAGACGAACAGTACAGCTATGCGGCCATTGAACAACTGATTGAAAAGTATCTGGTCAAGAATCGTTCAACAAAGGAAATTTATGAAACTCCTCAAGTTCGTTACATGGTGGCGGCCGCTACTGTATTTCATAAAGAAGAACCGAACTCAGCTCGTATGCGCTATATCAAAGAATACTACAATGCGGCATCAGACGGTCTCTTTACTCTTGCAACGCCTGTCCTTGCTGGACTGGGCACTCCTACTAAGCAGTTTAGCTCTTGCGTTCTTATCCGCAGTGACGATGATCTCGATAGTATTTTTGCTAGTGGCGAAATGATGGCCAAGTATGCTAGCAAACGTGCTGGCATTGGTTTAGAGATTGGACGACTACGTCCACTAGGCTCGCCCATTCGTGGTGGCGAGATAATGCACACAGGTATGATTCCATTCCTGAAAAAATGGTTTGGTGACCTTCGTAGTTGCAGTCAAGGAGGTATTCGTAATGCAAGTGCTACTGTTTTTTATCCTATTTGGCATCATCAGTTTGATGATCTTATTGTCCTTAAGAACAAC